TAGAAACATTTATAGAAAGTTTTACAATTACAATCAATGACTGGTCTTTGCTTGATGACATATCATTTAAGTACATACAGCCAACAACAACTACAACAACATTACCTCCACCTCCTAAACCAGAGCCTGAACCAGAACTTTACATACCTCCACCACCACCTGAACCAGAAACATTTGTTGTTATATTAGATAACGGAGAAGAAGCAGAGTATGAACAACACGAGATAGATGATGGTACAGTAGAGAGAGATAATCAACGCAAAAAAAATTTAGAAATTTATGGTGTTGAACTTACTGATGAACAGATAGAACGTGGAGATTTAGAACAATATGACATTGAAATCATTGAAGAACAAGATATGGAAGAACTCGGAGAAGAGTTTTTTGATGATGTTGATGTACCTGACTTTGTGGAGATTGAGTTTACTGAAGAAGAACTTGAACGAGAAACTAAAAAACTTGAACTTGAAGAGGAGATTGAGATATTTATATTTGAGGATGAAGAGGAGATTGAGGAGTTTATAGATACTGTAATAGAGGTAGAAGAGTTTTTAGAAGAGTTTGAAGAAGTAGAGATTATAATTATAGAGGACATAAAAAACATAGACATAGACCTAGATGATTGGGATACAGAGTTTGAAGAGGTAGAAGAGGATGAGTTACACGAAAAGGATATACGAAGAGATGACAATGAAGAACCTGAAGTTCTACCGTTGGAAGATACTACCGAAGAAGTTGAGGAGATACTTACTGAAGAGATGGTTGAGCAAGAGGTTGCAGAGCTAGAGGAAGTCATTGAGATAGAGATAGAGGAAGATTTAACAGATGAAGAAGTTGAGGAAGCCATTGAAGTATATGTGCAAGAACTCGCAACCGAAGAAGTTGTAGAGGTACTAGAAGAAGTTAATGACATAGGTGTTCAGAACCTAGAACAAGCTACAGAGGAAGTACAAGAGATAGTTCAGGCTGTTGTAGAAGAAGCCATAGAAGAGATAGAAGAGCTTACGGAGGAACAGGTTGAGGTTGTTGCAGAGGTGCTCCAGGTACAAACAGAAGACGTAGAGATTATTGCAGAGGCTGTAAAAGAAGATGAAGTTGTTGCAGAAGCCGTAGAAGAATACGTTGAAAGAGCTGTAGAGAATGCAGACGTAGAAAATTATACACTTGCTGATGTTGTTACAGAGGTACAGTTTGAAACATTTTTAGAGAATCCAATAGAAACTTTTGTAGATATAAATTTTGAAGAAATAAATATAGGAAGTATAGGAGATGATATGACAAGTGACCAAAAAGAAAAAGCACAGGAGGTCGTAGTTCCTGTAATCTTGACTAGAATAGCTAGTATGGCTGCGTTTATATTTAGGAAAACGATATGATAAATAAATTTTGGAACTGGCTTGTAGAGGCTATTAAAGAAACACTTAATCTTAGTTGGACTTTAGTTGGATTAGTTATTGCTACCTTGACACTTACGGGCTCTGCACAACAGGTAACTGGATTAGCCACCGTAATTACATTAGCTATTTGGTTATTAACTATCGGTTTTAGAAAATAATGTGGTTTGATGATGTTATACTTGATGACATTGATTATGAGATAGATAATCAATGTAGGACATTTTTACATCCGAATGGGTACACAAATGTATCTATTTGTAATTGTAAATATCCATCTATATAGGAGGACAAATGAAACTAACAGTAGTTAGAACACAGTTTGGCACTGATGCAACCAATGGTATTTTGTTAATTGATGGTATCTTTGAGTGCTTTACGTTAGAAGACCAATATCAAGCAGTAAAAGTTATGCACGAAACCTGCATACCAGAAGGCACATACGACATTGAGTTTAGAAAAACAGGTGGCTTTCACTCTAAATATTCAGAGAGATACAAGAACGCACACTACGGTATGTTGCATATATTAGATGTACCTAACTTTACTTATATATTGATACACACTGGCAATACTGACGAGCACACCTCTGGGTGTCTTATTGTCGGAGAAACTCAACAAGATTTAGAAGTTTCTAAGGATGGTTTCATTGGTTCTAGTACAGTTGCATACAAAAAAATGTATGCAAAAGTAGCTAATCAATTATTACAAGGCAAGAAAGTAACAATAGAGTACACAACTATAAATAAATTACTTGATAAACCTGCAGAAAAATCAGATGTATATGAGAAGTTACAAGAGATAAGCGGTGAAATCAAAACATTAAATGCTAAACTTGATGGTAAGAATATAATATAATGTTTGAAAGATTCAAAAGAGCAAGAAACCAGGATGGTACATTCAAAAAGGATGTATGGTGGACACCTTGGTCCGATTCGTGGGAGTATAAATTGAGCGAAGACCTCAAAGATATGCTTGAGAGAACTGCCTGGACCTTCATTGAAGCGTTCATTGGTGCATTAACAGTTGCTCCATTAGTTGGTGTAGAGGCTGAAACAATTCAGTTAGCTGCATTAGCTGGTGGTGGTGCTGCACTAGCAGTCATCAAGACATATGCTAAAAAACAAATTACAAAGTAACTGATTTAGTCATAAATTACCTGTATAATGCGATTAACAGGAAGGGTTGCGTATGGCAAAGAAGAAAAAAGACTTCGGGAATAACTATTTTCCGAGTGGATGGGGTCCAAAGTACGATTTTGACGAACAATCTGGTGTCGGTGAGATAACTCACGTTGGCACAGACCCAAATTACAAATCTAAATTTGATGAAATACTATTGGAATGGGGCTTTGACCCACAATATTATGAGATAGAGGGTAAGGTCAGGGCTAGTTCCTGGAATGTACAGCTTAAAGGTGGTGATGTACAAACCTTTTATGCGTTCAAAGGTATTGTTAGAAGAAGACATCCTGAACGTGATGAGTGGTACGATAAGCTGCTCAAAGAAGTATCAAAGAAGAAACCACTTAAAAAAAAGAAACTAAAGGGTGATACTGCATACATATTTACTATGAGTGACTGGCAACTGGGGAAAGATGACCTCGGAGTAGAGAAAACGCTTGAGAGATACGACAAGGCACTTGAGAGAGCAGTAGAGGAGATTAGGTCACTAGGTACCATAGACGAAATTTATTTGCTATCTATGGGCGATTTGACCGAAGGTTGCTATGGATTTTACGATTCTCAACCCCATAATATTTCTTTGAACCTATCTCAACAATATCATCTAGCAAGAAAGCTAATTATGAAGACTGTTGATACATTTTTACCATATGCAAATAAAATCGTACTTTCGGGCATTCCCGCCAACCACGGTGAGATGTCCCGTAGTGGCAAAGGTAAGGTAGTCACATCAAGATTAGATAACTCTGACACTATGCACCTAGAGATATGTGAAGAGATTATGAATCAGAATCCTAGATATGACAAAGTAACTGTATCAATACCACAAGGTTTTCATCATACATTAGATATAAAAGGTCTGACTGTTGGATTTACACACGGTCATATGCACTCTGGAGGCACAGGTCCAGAAGGAAAGATAATGAAGTGGTGGCAAGGTCAAATGTTTGGTGACTTTCCTGTGGGTGACGCAGAGATATTGATTACAGGACACTTTCATCACCCTCGTATGATGCAGCAGGGAAACAGAACTTGGTTTCAATGTCCGTCAATAGATGCAAGTATAGATTTTACTGCAAGAACTGGTATGTGGAGTAAGCCTGGTGTCCTTACCTTTACAATAGATAAGGACGGTTGGGATAATTACAAGATAGTATAATTACCCTGTAACACACAAGACATCTAATGATGTAAGCGAAGAAGCCAACTCGTGCTTTTAACACCACTTACACCCATTGTCCTATGTGCTACAAGGTAATTACAAATTAATTTAATTATTCTTCTTCTTCGTTTGTCCAAGTCATCATAAAGTTTGGTGTAATTGAAAGCATAAGTTGTTGTCCGTTAGACATTTGTAATGCTTGACAATTAAATAAAAGATTCCCATTGTCATCTTTTCTTTGTAACAATTCACCAAGTAACATAGGAACTGTTGCTTGTTTTAATTTAATACCATCTAGTACCATTTATCCTCCTAATATTTTTTTGCGTATTTCTCATACAAATAACCTACCTCTTTGAGTATTGGTTGTGTTTCCAAAAACTCTGTTGTGCGTGGCATTTGTCTTTCTTCCCATTTAAAATTGTAGTTTACTCTTACTAAGTTAGTTATGTTCCAAGTTATTATCTTGGTTCTATACTCTGTAAGATATATAAACTCCTTGTCTAGTTCTTTAGCTTTCTCTGTGTTGCTATCAAACTTTTTCTT